TTAAAAGCTCCCGAAGGTTCCGCTCAACAGGGTTTTCATCTCGTGTCCTTCGGACAAGACGAAAACTTAGTTAATATATGCAGTCCTTTGAATAAGGTTATTATGTCCGTGGATGACCCTATGCTACTGATCTACTGGCCGCCAAACCATTTCAACTGCCGTACTACAATTAGAAGGCTTAGAAATGCAGAACCAACGGAAAACGTAAATCTTCCGGATATTCCTGAAGCTTTCAAAAATAACGTCGCTGTAAATGGGGAAATTTTCACAAATGATAATACTTATATCGCCAATACACCGAAAGAAGTATTTGCCTATTCTGAAAAGCATGGGCAGCGGTGGTTTAGATTTTATGATCTTCAGAAGAATAAAGAGTATAAAGATGTCACTTTTGATATGGATACTCTGGGCGTAAAAGCTACACACATACACCATAATTTCGATAAGAAAACAGGGAAGTATGAAAAAGAGGTGCAGGATCTTTTCTTTAAAAAAGGAGATGAGATTATTTTAACCAGTGAAAACCCGCAGATACCTGGTAAAAAAACAGATGGCACTCTGAACGGAAAAACATTCGATATCAGCTCTATTCTGGGAAGCGGTAAAAATACTATTAAAAGAGCATTGAATCATAGTAAGGATAAACTTGCGGATATCGCAATATTACATTTTCCAGATGCTGAAGCTTTTGAACTCGAAAGATTGGAAACTAGTATCAGAATGTTTAACGGTCAGACACAGTACCGTTTTCAAAAGATCATTTATATAGTGGAGGGAAAAATACACTATTACCCATAAAAAAACCACTCCTTTGGGAGTGGTTCTTAGCACAATGGGCAGCATTACCTGTACCCTCTGTACTGCAAATATACAAAATAATTGAATATCAACTAAAAACTATAATACATACTAAAATAGACAAATGGCAAATTCACTAGAAGAGATAATCAAAAAAAAGAAAGAGAGGCTAGCTCAAACATTCCGTGATCTGCCTGCGATCTGCGGTGAAGAGATGTTAAATTTTACATTCGAAAACTTTGAAAAAGAAGGTTGGCAGGGTGAAACATTCCAGGAATGGCCAAAAAGAAAGAATCCCACAAAATGGGGTAAAGAAGACGACACAGGGAGAAAACTATTACAAAAAACATTAAAACTTAAAAGAAGTATCCGGATTTCAAAGCTCCGGGAAAATGAAGTTAGTATCGTTGCCGGAGGTGCAGACATACCCTATGCAAAAGCCCATAACGAAGGGTTTGAGGGTAAAGTTACGCAGAATGTAGGCGAACATACCAGGAAGACAAAAACAGGCGATAAAATCAACGTTTCTGCCTTCACCCGGACTATTAACCAAAAGATCCAAAAACGTAAATATATAGGCACTCCTGAAGAATCTGTAAAACTAAAAGAAAGGCTTATGAAAATATGCGTTGAGGAAGTTAGAAAAACATTAAAACCTTAAAAAATATAACATGGATAAACTATATGAAAAGCTTTTAGAGCTATTGGGAACTGTCACAGAGATAAAATACATTGATTTGGATTACGGGCAGCTTCAGGAAGAAATGCCACCTTTATCATACCCGGCTGTATTGGTACGGATATCAGAGAGCAGGGAGGACGTAGATAATTTATATCAGATTGTTACTGGAAATATTACTTTAACGGTTATAAATAAACTTATGGGTGAAAGTAATTCCCTAGCTCCGCAGCTAGCAAGAGAAAAAGGATTAGCTTATATGCAACTCAATGAGAAAATTTACAAAGCCTTGCAGGGTTATAAAGACAGCTATTACAGTACTTTTACTAATAAATCAAAAGCCGACCAGCTTCTTAGAAAAGGGGCAAAGACTGTTGTACAACAATGGGAGACTGTCTGGAGGGATTAAAATTATAACTCCAATTCAAAAAGGTATAGCGGCTTTTTAGCTGCTGTACCGTTATATGATTTCGTTCCAGTTCTGTTATAATATCGCCACATTCAGCAAGAAGATCGCAGATTCTGGCACTGGTAATATCAAACTCTTGCTCCAGCTCTTCCAGACACCTGGTGAAATTAAGGCCTAAAATAACACTATACCAGTAAAAACGCGCAGCCAACTTGTGGTTACGGTTCTGGATGTGTTTTGAGGATCGGCCTTTAGATTGTGGAGAATTGTGAAGCATATCACAAAAATAAAAAAACGCCTGAACTCTTGCAAGTTGGCGTTTTTTTTGTTACCACGGTTGGTCAAAACTCCCGGAATGTTCTCTAAATACTTTAGTAACTCTCGTATCTTCTTTGTATTTTATATCAAAGTAAGTACTGCTATTACTAAATCTAGGAAAGTAATATCCTGAAACATCCCCTGTATTTACATAAATAAAATATCTACCAGCTTTTAGAGTTTCAAAAAACGAAGATTTATATGTTGCTGATACAATTGGTTTAACTGATTGTCCTGTTTTTTTATCATAAAGATTTCCACTAATAATATCCGTCCCTGATTTTTGAACATCAAAATCACGATTGGTAGCATCCCATATGTGTACTACTGATGCTTTTAAGTCTTCATTTACTTTTTCACCTGACATTAATTTACGCTCAGCAGAAACCTTAACATACACCCCTCCTTTATCTTTTCCATATAGTGGGTTATCGGGTTCTGCCGTAGAACCATCGGAAGATCTGGAGCATGAAAATAGCGCTATAGCTATAAAAAAGAATAATATTTTTTTCATAAATAAAAATTTTTCAAATATACTAAATCATATCACCTAATAACCCTAAAATAGCGGTTTTTTGCTCACTACTATATTCTTTCATATCGAAATGTATTGTAGTTTCTAAAGGATTTACATTAATTATATATTTAATCTTTAATCTGGTTAGGTCTTTTATAAGTTCCTTTAATCCTCCTGTATACGCTGTTATTGTTAGTTTATTCATAATAAATCGATTTAAAAAGCCCCGGGATAAACAAACCGGGGCGCTGCCAATTTTCAAATTTCCTCAACATGTTAATCCTCTTCCTTATTTATAATACAAATGTATTTGTAATATTTTTTATCTGATTACGGATTTCCGTAATGATGTCTAATATTAAATATTAAAGGCCTTTTAAAAGCTCTTTAATTTCTTTTTCAAATATTGCTAAATACAAAGTGTTTTCACATTGTCTTTGCCATGATTTTGTAGCTGTGAAAGTATGTATCTCTTTTCTGGGTTCAGTTATCAGCATACTTTCTTCAGCAGGTATAACCTGGACAAAAGCTTTTATCTCGTAGCCTCTCATTTGTAGGAAGCTTATAATATCGCCCTGAGGGATGTTCATTTTTATATCCATTCTTACTATATCGGGATTTACAGGGATTAATGTTATTGCCATACTTATTCTACAATTTCTAAGTACTTCAATGGTATAGCAACGAACCACGCAGATCCTAAGCCTTCCCCATCATCTACTAAATAGGTATCTCCATAGGTTTTTGCTGTACCGTCATATTTAAATATAGTTACTTCCTTTCCAATAAGATTAAGTTTATCGTCAATCCCTAAACCAATCCCTTTCAGGTCTTCAGGAGTACATACTATTTTTGCTTTTTTGCCTTCCAGGCTTTTTCTACTATTTTTTGCCATATTATTTTAAAGAGGTTTTAAAGGTTAATTAAATCTTTTCTGCCAGCCAATACTTACCAGATATGTACGTTTGTGGGTAAGGGAGAGCTGTACCGTCTGCTTTCTTTTGAGCGTGAAGCTTTGGGATATATAAGAGAGCTTCTATCTTCTCCGCGGCTGTAAGTTTCTCCCAGAATCGCTGCGCACTGGGTATTTTACCCTTTTTATTAGCGAATAGGTTCCAGAAATTGGAGAAACTTAGATCCGTAGGAATCTCCATATAATTAAACTCCAGAGATTTGTTTTCAATCCTATGCCAGATCTCAGACTCTGATAAAGGCAATCTACCGGGCTGGAATATCCAGTTAATGGTTTCAGATTTCCAACGCTCACCTGCAAATTCAATTTTCACCAGTACACCGAAAGTATCGTAAGTGAAATTTATCTTATGATCGCTCTTCTTGTGGATTGCTACATAGTTTTTCATAATAAAGGATGTATTTTGTTTTTAAGGATATCCAATTTGTTACGCTCATAAACACCCAGGGATGAGTGATTTATTTCTGTTAATAGTAGCTCATACATTTCATTAGCCAAGTGATAACGGAGGCTTATATTTCTATCTTTTCCGTTTGGGTTCACATTGTAGGAAATACATTTCTTACTGAAGATCTCCCACAATTCTATATGCATGGATTTTTTACAACGTCGCCCCGTTGAAGCAACCGTCTGGCAATTATCCAGTACAATTCTATGCACCAGGTGCAAAGTTTCAGGATCTATTTTAAAGGTGATTTTCATAATTACCAGAATGTATTTTGTTTAGACCTTGGAATCCTTAAAAATGCTGATTCTTGTGGCGCTGCATCTATTTTAGTTCTGTCAAAATATCGTAGAAATTTTTGTATTTCCAGAATGTCTGAGCGTCCTAAATCAATGAATTTTATAAAATCTGTCTTTTCTCCCTGGATTGATATCACAGCCCAGCTATTTGCACGATAATGTACATCTACACTAATATCCAGATTATCCAATAAATGATTTATTCTTTTTTCCTGAATAGCGTTGGTTTTTATTTGGCTCTCAATCTTTGCCAGTTCTGAAGACAAAGCCCATCTTATTAACTTGAGAATCCAGCTCTGTATTTTTGATTTAATCTTTCTCATAGTTTTCTAATGGGCAGTTAGGGGGGATTCCTATAGTGTAATAGTCTTTTATTTTATTATTGCTTTGCGCTATTAGAAACGGGTTTTTAGGGCTTTCAAGGTTTTCGTCTCTCTCAAAATTGCAGATCAAAACAAAGGAAGTATTTCCAGCAAGCTCTTGATATTCTTTTGAAAATTCACAGTCTGTACAGTGTGAGACTATTTTCATTATTTTCCGTGTAATCATAAATAAATATTAAAGGTTTTCGTAATCGGTTCCGGTGATCTCAGTACAATCGATAGGCATTTGGTGTTTCCACTCTGAATCAACGGAAAAGCCAAAAAAAGCTCCTTTACCTATGTTGCATCCAACAGTTCTTATAATAGATCTCATACCGACAATTCTATTTAAGGCATCATCGTCGATGTCATCGAATTCATCGAATTTTTCTTTGATTTTCTTTCCTTCTTTGGATGAAAGACGGGGAGTATAAAAACCTTCGTAATATTTTGATTTCTTCCATATTTTTAGATCTGGTTCTTTCTCAAAACCGACCTCAATAATTCCTGTGCCGAAATTTGAGCTGGCGTTACAAGCGTAATCGTAAGCGCCAATTTCAGCAAGATATCTCCCAATTTCTTTTCTGATTCTTGCAGCTTCATCCACAAGTTTCTGGAAGGCTTTCCCAGTTTCTGACGTTTTTAACGTTGCATAGTATAATGTTCCCATTAGTTTTTTGTATTTAATTAATTTTCGTCTAAATGTTCAATGATCTGTACAGCTGTGGCAGCTACTTGTACTAATTCTGTACGGAGATGTTCAAATAAATTTTTTCTTTTTGATCTGAGATTGATATCGTTAATATCCTTTGCAGCTTCGCCGACTTCTTCCATTAGAATGGATAAAAAGGCGGAAAGAGTAAATCCGCTATTTTTCTTAGCATACTTTTCAATCTGGCGGATACGTTCTTCTTTAATTTCATTTAAAATTTTGTCCATATTAGTTTAGGTTAATGTTTTCTACTCCTTTTTTCCACCAGGCGGCAGTCATTGGTTTAGCAGCGCTTTTCCGGTTATTGGTTTTCAATGCATGCATCTGTTTTAGTAATTGCTTTAATTCGGACAGATTGTACTTATTTAAAGACTTTTTGAGAGTTGATGAGTGTAGCATCCAATCATTGAACTTCTCCCAAGAATTAGGCTCTTTCAAGCCTTCTTTTTCAGCAATGGCCAGAATCTTACTTCTTAGGCTTTTACAGGCTTTTTCATCTTGCTGAAGATCTTTTTTCTTTTCTACTTGTTTCAGTTTATAAATATTAAGGAGATCCTGGACTTCCTTTTCGGTCAGCTCATCGATCATAGTCGTCCTATGAGCTGTAAAACCGCTTATAATGCAGGCGATTTCGATCGGATTGCGGTGAGAGAATACCGCTTTTAATTCGTTTTTTGGGGTCATAGCTTGTTATTTTAAAAGTTGCATACACATTTAAAGTCGTCTTGGTGATCTTTAAATTCAAATGAAAGCTGTGTTATTGGGCTTGATGCCATTTTTACCAGATCATCAATTGAGAGATTATCTCTAAAAAACATATTTCCATATTTGTTTTGTTCACTTCTGTACCAGTCTATTGTATAAGTGTCATTATTATCTAAATCATATTTTATAGCTTCAATAAGATTTAATAATGATTTTTTGTAGCAATACTTACAGTTGCCGAACTTAGAATGAAGCATTAATCTAAATAGCTGGTCATGAAAAAAAATATTAAGATCAAACTGACTTACTGGATTTTCATAATCTGTTAACAAGGGAAATATTCTCTTTGTTTCTTCCTTAATTTCTGCCCAGCTTATCCGCTTTGGCATATCTTCTTTTCTAAATCCTAAAGCTTTTATATAATCCGTTGTGTCGAATATTTCTTTTGCAAAAGAATGAGAGGGACGGGTCTTTAAATAATCCGAGCAATATGGTATTGCAGTATTAGGAACCCCAGTCCATTTAATTTTATTTAAGTGGGCTATCATTTCAGAAAATACCCGGCTTTTCATATCTAATGTATCAAAATCTACTACTTTATGTTTTACTCCAACACCTCTTTCATTAGAATATACACCCTCAATAATATTTAACGGAATATTCCAGTACTTAACCATATCCTTTAAAAATTGAATTGTTTCCGGGCGTTCCTGACCAGTATTACAGAAGACATACAATTTTTCAAAATCATTATATTTTTCTGATGTTTGAATATGTCGTGCCATCATTGCTGATGCTCTACCACCTGAAACTAATATTAAAAGATTCTTTTTCATTTTTTCACTTTTGCTCCTCCGGCAGGATTCGAACCTGCGGGATATGTTACCTTCTAGTTGTGCGGTGGAGGGTAGCATATCCTGTTTTAATCATACTATTGTCCGTCTTACTAGTATATGAGACGCTTCCAAGCGATCGGAGGAAAACCTATCAATTATTTAATTTTCTGTTGTAAGAGCTTTTACAGCGAACATTGCTGCCTCTTCGTACTTCGATTGTGCTATTGAAATAAGCCTTTGTTTCTCTGATACTGCGGGAAGGCTACCGTCTAATCTTTGATCCTCCAGCATATCAATTAAATGTGCTGTTTGCTGTTTTATAAGTGAAATATCATCCGCTTTGGTAATATCCGCTTTCGTTCCTACTCTGATTTGTCCTAATGTTTTTTCCATATTGATTTTATTATTATTTTTCTTCAAAGAATTCTACTATCAGGAGCATAAAAAGCCCCCAAATAAGTACATAGATTCCGTCCATTATAGAGATGAAAAATTAAGGGAGATATTTTGCCACTTGTTATTTTCATCCTTTTGATAAGCCCGAACGTAGCGGGATTTACCAATAACAATCCGACATTTCTCCAGTTTATCGAACTCCTCTAAAAGCGTTTCAGGATTCTTTAGCTTTGCCGCTTTCTGGCGAGCTTTAGCCAGGAGCTTCGGATCATAGTCTCCTTTGGTATTTTTTATCAGGATGCTATCTACAAAATCGTAGAAGCCTGGATCTACATCTGCAAACTTTTCTTTTAGGATATCCTTAATCGCATCTATGTGGATAGGAGCCTGGCTGTTGAAGCCTAAAAGATCGCTGTATACAAGCTCTACTTTTCTTTGCCCATTGTCTGTGCCTAGGGTAATGGTTTTAGTCTCTTTCAATTCTTTACCAAGTGAAGCGTACATTTTCTTATTATGGTTCACAATTGCTTCAGCTTGCAGCTCTTTTAATGTTGAAAGGTTTTCATTCTGCTGCACGTATTCGTCCACAATGCTATTAACCAGGTTATTTTCCTCTGTAGTCAGTTGCTGTTTTCTTTTTTCTTCAGCTTCCTGGTCAATTTGCTTTTTCGAAGCCAAAGCAGCTTCTAATTCTTCGACTGTTAATTCTGTTAAGTTAATTTTGCTCATCGTAATTTTTTGTTTCTTGTGTCCAGTATTCTTCAAATTCTCGTTTGTAGTGGTTTAGTGTTGTTCCGCGAGGTAAGCCAGAAAGTATGGTTACAAACATTGTTGACATTCCGGCTATAAAAGCCCTTTTAGTTTCCGTTTTCTGATCTTCTGGCATTTCAGCTTCAGATAACTGCACTTTATCGAGGTAGTCTTTGTAATGTTGGTCTATTAAACTCATATTATTTGTATTATAATTCAACTTCCATTGGTTTTGGGGTTATATTCAATAATAATTCATCGGATTCAGCAATTAATTTAATCTCACAGTCTTTGTGAAATTCATCATATATATATCCTAGATCATATGAATCTAAGTGATCCGATATAGTCGCCTGCACTCCATTGTCATCTATAGCTATAAGGCTGAAGCGACACATCTTCTGTAATTTTTTGATTATTTTTATTGTTTTCATATTATTGTTTTAAGGATAGTAGTTCAGTGAGTTCTTTGCGTTTTGCTGTTAGTTGGGTCTAGTATTCGTAATACTCTGCCGGGCTTTCAGCTTCATCTAATCGGCTTTCCAATTCTTCGATGATCTGCTTTAATTCCTCTTCTGAAGGGGGATAAATTTCGAGGGTGTTCATAGGTGATTATTTTAGATTTTTAATAAGTTTTGTTACTTCCGTGTTAAATGCTCTGTATTGGTCTAAAGGCTGCCATTCAGATGGCATTTCATCGAATGGGCAATCTTTGTACTCCTGCTTGTAATAGCAGACTCTATCTTCCTTATATCGCATTTTAGGAGATTCCAGATGATGCTCAGCTACTAGCATTGTCAGCTTGGAAACCCTGGGCGTAAGCTCATCGGATTTGTTAAGGAGAAATAAATGTGCGTTTGCGCGGTCATACCAGGAAAGCACATGGTAAATACTGTCGAATGCTAGTGCTTCTTTAAGGTGTAATGTTGTAATTGTCATGTTGGATTAGGTTATTTTAATATTGGCATTTCTGGCTCCCTCTTCCCAGATGGTGTATGGTTTGTTACCTCCATATCTGGTATTTTCTACGGGCGTTGCTATAAATTTGTCTACTCGTATTTTTACGTCACTGTTGTAGCGGATCTCATCTGCTAATTCGCCTTTTGGCTGGCTTCCCTGGGCGTGGCTTATGAAAATAAATAGCTTGGTTGGAAACTCCTCCAGAAGGTTGTAATATTCTGCCTGAGTGATTCTAAAGTGCTGCAAACTATCTATAATAATAATGTTGGGACTTCTCTTTTGTCTTAATCTCGCCAGTAGCTGGGGGAGCTTTTCTTTATGAAAACAGAAGCGATTTCCGACAGACTGTATATTATTGTCTTCTAAAGCTTGTTTAAAACTGAGTTTCATACCTTCCTCCAGTGTATTGTAAAAAACTCTCTGGAATCCTGCCATATATTTGGCTAATTGGAGGCAAAAGCGGGTTTTCCCATTTCCTGATAGCCCCCAGATGATCCAGCTCCCAGAAACCTCCGGCGTTCCGATTAAATCCAGCCAAACGCCTTCAAATTCTAAGGTCTTAAACTTTCGCTTTTCAATATCAGCCCAGCTATAAGCAGGAGGTACAGTATACGTTTCCTGATTCTCTGGCATATTCTAAGCGGCTTTTTTATTTAAGATGAAATATTTTTTAATGTCCTTTCTTACTACACGTAGATCGCCTTCGCAACGGTTATTTATCAATAGGATCTCTTCTTCATCTGTTAAACCGTTGGCAATACATACCGCGCGAACATCATCCAAGTCGATAGTATTCAGCTCTAAAAATGATTTGTGTAATCTGGAGTGTAATTCGCGATATCCTATTTTATCATTTTTAGCTCCGCGTAGGATTCTCTTTTTAAGTGCTGGTACACCAGATACTACAAAGGCAGAGCATCTAAATAGATCGTTCCAGATATCCATAAACAGGTCAAATGCGCCCTCTCTTAATTTATCCATCTGATCGATAATAATAATCGGATCTTCAAGCCCCATAACATGCTCCGTAAATTCAATCAGCATTCCCTCTGTAGTTCCTTCAGCTTTTAACCCGGCAGCATTTAAAAGGCTTTTAACATAGGTTTTAACAGTCCAATATTTTTTGCATTCTACGTAAATAACATTCTTTTTGTAGCGCTCATACTCTTTATACGAATGAGATTTGCCTACACCAGCATCATAGCTGATTCCAACGGTTAACTGATCTGCCTGGGCGGTTTCCAAAAGCTCAGTAAGGGCTACGAAATTGGCAGTTTCAGCAGTATTCCACTCAATGTCAATTCTTAGTGTATTTTCGACTTTTCTCCACATAGCCTCTGAAATTGAAGCCCATTTACCCGCGATCATATTACTAACTGAAGCATTGGAGATTCCTAAGCGATTGGCAAGCTCTACCTGAGAATATTTAAATATTCCTTTGCTTTTACGTCCGTCACCCGCTAGGCGAAACATTTCTTTTGCGATAATTGTTTTATGGTTGTTTGTCATGGCAGTTATATTTGAGTTAATAATGATTTCTTTCTGTCTGTATTAATATTCATTGCTTTGCTGTTAATTGTACCCTGCATTTTGAGTTCAAATTCCTGCTGAGCAATAAGAGCTTCACGGCTTATTCCGGTTCGGCGCTCCAGATCTTCGAGGGCTTTTTTATCCCGCTTGTATTCCTTATCCCGTACATTATGGTCTTTATACCATCTTTCTTTTTCACCAGGCTTCTGAAGCTTCTTAACCGTCTCAAACTTGCGTTTAGGTTCGGCAAATGCTACAAAATAGGTATCGCCTTCAGGTGTCATTCTTAGTAATTGGATAAAGCCTTCCATATTATCTGGGTCATAGCGAACAACAAACTTGTTTCCTACATTTAACCTTCTGAATTCAAGATCTATGTTTCTGTTTTCGTCATATACCTCGTATTTGTATACCTTTTTATCAACTTCAACGCTGATACCTTCAGCACGGTAAGTGATCGGCTTTTTCTTTTCTTCAATCCACATATATCGCATGATTTCAGAAAGAGACAACGTTTCAGATTCCGGCATTTCTTCTGCGTGTGTAGCATTTCTGGTTTTTTCCTTCAGGGAATGCTTTCCTGCGTTCCAGGTTCTTACAGCAGCTTCCCACTGCTTTATAGCTTGCTCTTTGGTTGGTAAGGATTCTTTGTATTGAGCGATAAAGTCCGGGTTTGCCTTCGCATCGTCCGTTTTTACCGTTACACCTTGGCCATCAGTATTCCAGAATTTGGTAATAACTTGCTCCTGGAAAAGATTTAAAAGACCTTCTGCGGGGCTTCCGTGTCCTCTGGCTCTGTGCGGGTAATGTTCGCCCTCTTCAGAAGCTACTAACTGAGAATATAAAGCTTGCATTTTGGCTGATTTATGCCCGGATTGTTGATCGTACGTGAATAAATAAGGTTTTACTTCTGTAGCTTGTACAGCCATTTTTAAGGCTCTGAAGTGATCGGCGTGATTTTCCGTTTCCGAAAGGCTCCAGCCGATAATTTTCTCAGAGTACACGTCGAAAATAACATCCACACGTTGCAAGGCACTCATTTTATTAGAGCTATCCGGATCATAGAAAACAAGATCCAATTTAGTTCCGTCAATTGCCCAATAAACATTCGGAAACCATCTTTCTTTATCTCTGGTAGTTGTATGTTTGTATTTTCTGTCGTAAGCTTGTTTTCCGTGGCGTGCAAGTACCCATACGCGCTGGTTTTCCGGTTTGTCAAGGAACTTGCTTACAGCACTCTCTGTGATATCGCTCCAGCCATTCTCATATTTAACCTGGTTATACTTCGCAACAAGCTCAGGAATACTGTATTTTATAGGTAAACAGTACATCGCCATAAGATAATCGGCTATTTCGCCCTTTATAATGGCCGTACGCTGGTTTCCTTCTCCTTTATGTATGAAAGATCCGTAACCTTCTTTTTCATAGCGAGAAAAGCGTATTTTTAGATTTTTGGGTGTAGTAGGCAGGTTATGATACCATTTTTCAATATCTAGGGCATTAACCGCGTTAGAAACCTCTTCCCAAATCTTTGTTTTCTGTTTATTGCTTTTAGATGCAAAATTTTTGTCTTTAAAAAGGCTTTTAATAGCATTTAAAATATGGCAGCTAGTAGCTCTTTCAAGCTTTTTCTTGTCTGTCAATTCTTTTCCGTCAGGATTGCGGTGCTTCGCAAAAAATCGAATTGCTGCCGGATCTGGAATAATATAAGGTTCCAGATCATTGCGCTTCACAGTCGTACGATAATCGCCCAATTTTTCTATGCAGATCACTTTGATACTTTCAGGCAGGTCATGATAGCTTACCAATGCTTTATTATCCTTTCCTTTTCCCTCTCTAGTTCTCACAAGCTGTTTTCTCTGGCACTTTTTTAAGTAAGTCTCATAAGACATCAGCCCCCATTCATCGTATATCAGACTAGCTGGTATCGAAAGGATATTGTTATGATATTCGTATGTTAGTTTTTTTTCTTGCATGATAAAGGTTTTTGCCTTTTGTTCCCGCCGGAGTGTCGAAGCTCCGCTAAGCCGTGGCGGGAGGTGTTTATATTTTTTTGGAATATTTCCACGGAGTGATTACTCCTAATATTATCCATTGGTAAATAATTACCTTCTCTGAAAACATTATGTTTACAGCAATAGGGCGAGCTTTAATTATTCTCTGTATTATTGTCCTTAGTACTTTCATAACCGTTGGTTTTAAAATTTTCAAGTGCTTTAATCGATGGGGTGGCTAATTCATAATATTTTTTACGAATAGTGTCGGCAGTTAAGCTTTTACTGTCCTTATTGATACACATACGTACAAAGCGAGTAGTTACCATGAATTCCGCAGCTAAAGCATTAAGGATTTCCGTATTGTAACTTGGACGTTTTTTTGTTTCTTTGTTCATTGCTTTTTTATTTCCGATTACGGAACAAATATAGAAAATATATTTTCGATTAAACAAGGGTAACCGCAAAAATATTTACGATGATAAAAGATAGAATTATACAAGTAATTGAATATAAGGGAATTGCAAAAGAAAATTTTTATAAAAAAATTGGAATGACTTCTGCGAGTTTTCGAGGAAAAGCTAAAGAAACGCCAATAAATTCTACCGCTATCGAAAATATATTATCGGAAATTAAAGATTTAAGCCCTGAGTGGCTTTTAACTGGAAATGGTGAAATGTTAAAAAATAATATGTTAGTAATGAAGACAGCGGAACCAAATGAAGGACTTCCGCTTATACCAATAGAAGCGATGGCTGGATATGGTTCAGGTTCTATGCAGGTAATGGATTATGATACCAGTTATTATGTAGTTCCTGAATTTACAGAATTAAAGGCTGAGTTTATGATACGGGTTAAAGGCTCTTCAATGTCTCCTAAATACAATTCAGGTGATCTTTTAGCCTGTAAAAAAATAAGTCTAGGTAAATTTTTTCAGTGGAATAAGGCTTATGTATTGGATACTGAACAAGGCGCTTTAGTAAAAAGAGTAAAGCCATCAAAACAGGAAGGGTGCATACAACTAGTAAGTGATAATACTAATTACGATCCTTTCGATATAAGCTTAAATGACATTTACTCAATCGCTATCGTTTTGGGAGTAATTCGTTTAGAGTAATACACAAAATGTCCAGGTTTTTATCATAGTTACAACTTAATTATACACAATACAACTAAATAACTGATAATCAATAAGATTAAATTTTACTAATTATAATACGATGTCGTTACACCCCATTTATAACCCTAAAATTAGGGTTTAAATGGGTATTTTGTGTCGTTACACCTCAATTATAAGCCTAAAAAAAACGCGTTTTTGTCCACCTAAATGTCCACCTAAGTGTCCACCTTTTAACAAAATTGTTATTTTTTCTATAAAATTTCAATATTCTGAAAAGCATAAAAAAAACACCTCTTTTCTAGGAGGTGTCTAAGCTTTAATTATGGCTTTTTTGTCGTATTTAAGGGCTTGCAGTATATATTTGTACTTATAAATGCATATAATCCATTTATGAGCTTTTAAATGCTATTTAAAATATTTCATAATGGAATATAATCCGTAATTACTAGAAATTCTCGGACATTTTGTTTATCCAATATTTTGAGTATTAAAATAGGCTTTTTGCCTTTATTTATGGGCTTTTTAGGGCTTTTTATATTCTATATATTTTTAGATATTTAGTTTAATGGGGTATAGGTTACGGATATGGTGGCTATGGTTATGGAAGTTACGGTTATGGTTATGGAGAAGAAAAGAAAAAGTCCGTTTTTGATTGGTTTAAAAGATAGCCTTAAATAAATTTATAAAAAATAGTAATCTATAAGATTGCTATTTTTTATTATATAGTAGTCTATCATTGGTATGATCTCTGACAAAATTATTACCTTTAAACTTTAAATTTTAAGATCAAAAAAATGAAATTCGGACAAGTAGAAGACCCCTCTTTAATAGATTTTACTATTCCAAAAGACCATATCAGTACATCCTTGGTATTAGAGAGAAACAAAGAAGGTCTTAAAGATATTTTTGTGGGATGCGCAAAGTGGAATAAAACTGATCTTAAAGGATTCTATCCTAAAGGCACAAAAGATGAATTGACTTATTATGCTACTCAGTTCAATTCTATAGAAATGAATGCTACTTTTTACGGAATGCCTACTCCGGATCAGGTAACTGTTTGGAAGAATAAGACTCCAGATTCATTTAAATTTTTCCCCAAAATAACAAATACTATATCGCATTTCAGACGGTTAAAAGATGTAACGGAACCTGTTACTCAGTTTGCTTCAGCTATCATGAATTTTGAAGAAAAGCTTGGGATGGTATTCCTGCAGTTACATGACAATTTTAAACCCAAAGACTTTGATCGCCTAAAGAAATTTATAAAAGATTGGCCTGTTGAGGTTCCTTTGGCAATAGAGTTGCGAAATACAGAATGGTTTACAGATGAAAATATTTTTAATGAAACCTGCGATTTATTTGAGCAGCATAATATTACAAATATTATTGTTGACACGGCAGGACGTAGAGATATGATGCATATGAGGCTAACAACTCCGACTGCTTTTGTTCGTTATGTTGGTGCTAATGCAGATAGTGACTACACCCGTCTGGATGAGTGGATACAACGGATAATTAAATGGAAAGAAGAGGGACTACGAAATTTGTATTTCTTTGTTCATCAGAATATAGAAAAAGCTTCACCACTTTTGTCTGCGCATTTTATTGAAAACCTGAATAAGGCAATTGGGGCAGAGTTGGCAATTCCAAAAATGGCAGATTCGCAACCGACTTTATTTTAA